TCCCAATTCTCAACCCACTGGAGGAACATATGGGATTAATTTATACTTAAATGGTGTTTCAGGTGGATTTATGCAAGATGATAATTTTACAATTATTAAAAGAGATGATAATTCTACAACTTGGGCTGATTGGGATACTCATGAATCTACAACTTCTATTCCTAACGCAGGGCAACCTGGAAGAACTTTGACTGATGGATATGGTCAAAAATCAGGATTTACTTCGTTTAGTTTATTTGGTTTTGGTGGAACTGGGGGCAGTGCATTACCAATAGATTTAGTATCATTCACAGGAGAGATGATTGGAAATACTGTTGAATTAGAATGGGTAGTTGCTTCACAAATTAATAATGAATATTTTAAAATTGAAAAAAGTTTAAATTGTGAGCAATGGGAAGAAGTAGCAAGAATACCAGGAGCAGGAAATAGTAATACACAAATGGATTATAAAATTTATGATGAAAAACCTTATGATGGAGTTTCATATTATAGATTATCACAAACAGATTATGATGGTAAAAGTGAAACATTCAACCCTATTAGTATAATTTATGATAAACCAATTATATTAAGTATCAATCCTAATCCCGTAAAAGAAGTACTACATTTATATTTAGATGAAAAATTAAGAGGTACTACTCATTTAACTATTTTTAATACAAAGGGACAAAGAGTATATAAAAAATCATTCATAGGAGATTATGAAATAATTAATTTAAATGTTGAAGGATTTAAAAAGGGATATTACCTATTAGAAATAGATCATTACCAAAGAAAAGGTAATCTAAAATTTTTAAAGGAATAAATAGGAGTTAAATTATTTCTTATTGAATTCTTTCATAAATTCAACTATTATTTTCAAATCTGATTTAATTTCGGCTAATGAAACTTTTACTTCTTCCATTTTCTTAGCATTTATTTCATGTCTTTTGGTAAATGTGTCTTTTACTTCTCTAACACTAAAGAAGAAAAATTTATAAAGAGCATATAAAGCTCCTATAGCTATTACTAAGGATAATCCAAATTCCTTTACAAGGTCGAATACTTCTGTCATTTGTTTTAATTTTTAAAGTGAAAAGGAAACTTATTGGGATAACTATTATTGGTTATAAATATCGAAAATTTCCATTAAAATATTTGGCTCCCCAAAATCCTTTTCGTATATTTATGACATAAATAAAAAAGGTTATGAAGAAATTAATGGTTATACAAGAACACGATGCAGTTAAAGCAGGTTTACATTGGGATTTAAGATTTGAAAAAACCCATACTGATAAAAATTCCCTACTATATGGAGAAAAAGTGTTGAAATCATTTGCAATTCCTAAACATAAATTACCAGAGGGTAAAGAAAGAATATTAGCAATTCAAGTAGGTGATCATGCTTGGAGTTATAGAAATTTTGAAGGTAATTTAGGACCAGGATATGGAAGAGGGAGTGTTAAAATGGTTTTTAATGGTAAGGTAGAAGTAGAAAGATTTGATGAAGATAAAATCATATTTAAATATAAAAACAATAAGTATCAATTATATAAAGCGCCTTGGTTAAAAAATGAAAAAGCGTTTTTTATAATTAAAAAATAAAAGTTATGAGCAAAGAAAACATTTATAGAGTATGGGAGGGTGATGATTATGGAAGACCAAATTATACGTTAGGTTACATAAAAGCAACTAGTACAGAAGAGGCTAGAGAGAAAATGTCAATGAAATTATATGGTACTAAAGATACCTCACTTGTAAATACAGGTTATTATGGTGCCTATCCAATTCCAATTGAGGAATATAGAGCACACTATAATAAAGCAAGAACAGAATTAGCAAAATTTGATAGAAATTTATTATAAAAATTAAATGAGTAAATTAGAAGAACTACTTTATAGTGCTGAAGAGCATGGACAAAGATTTAAAATGTTTGAGGAGATTAAAAAAATAAAATTAAAATATCCTAATTTACCTTTAGAGAAAGTATATG